AGCAACAACAGCAACTATAACAGATAACACGGCGGCGCAAACTATTACATTTGATGCCGCTGGTTTAACTCGTCTTGGCGATGGTGCTGCTTTAGCAACTTCCGAGCAGAACGACACATTTGTTGTACTTGGTAAACTTGCAGGAAGTGTATCTGCCGCCCGCACCTCTCAGATGACCAAGAAGATCAACGTCTACTCCTTCGCTTTAAAACCAGAAGAGCACCAACCATCTGGAACTTGCAACTTCTCTAGAATCGACACAGCCAAACTTGATACAAATGGTGCCCTTGATTCCGGTGATAATATCTACGCTGTCAACTACAACGTATTAAGAATCATGTCGGGTATGGGTGGTCTCGCATATTCCAACTAAATGTATTATTATATCTTATATTCTAAATGAATAAGTATCTTTTTAATAACATATTTTTAAAAACTAAATTAAAAAAATAATTTACGTATTTTCCTAAAATTTTTTTCTAAGTATAAAGTATAAAAAACAATGGGAGGAGGATTAATGCAACTTGTCGCTTACGGAGCTCAGGATATCTACCTTACGGGTAACCCACAAATCACTTTCTTTAAGGTTGTCTACCGCAGACACACTAACTTCTCCATGGAAGCTATTGAGCAGACATGGAATGGGTCTTCAACTACGAACGGCCGTTGCACCGCCACTATTTCGCGCAATGGTGATTTAGTTTACAGAATGTATTTAGAGGTCGAAGGGGGGACGGAGGTTACTGACACCATGAATCCAGGTTCTGCATTTATTAAAAGCTGTGAACTTGAAATTGGTGGTCAAAAGATTGATAAACATACCGGTCTTTGGATGGAAACATGGGCGGAATTAACCGAGCCAAATCCTTCCGGTCACACGGCATCGGTTATCGCCGGAGTTAATCCGGGAAATGGGACTTTATTCCAAAATATGGCGGGATATGGTGGTGTAGAAGCCACGGCAAACATTGATGTATCTCTTAACATCCCTCTACAATTTTGGTTCTGTCGTAATCCAGGTCTTGCCCTCCCATTAATTGCACTTCAATATCACGAGGTCAAAGTAATATTAGAACATACTATATCAACTGTATTCGCAAATACTGTGACTAAGCATAAATTATGGTGTGATTATATCTATCTTGACACAGATGAAAGACGTAGATTTGCTCAGGTGTCGCATGAATATCTTATTGAACAAGTTCAAGAACAATCATTTACGCCGGCGACGGGTGCGAGTAGTACAGAGCTAAATTTCAATCATCCAGTTAAGGAATTAATTTGGGTTGCTGCTGAGGGCTTGAGTGGTTCTGTTAACTCTACTAGTTTAGTAGAGCCAGCCGCAGGCGGAACAACTTATCAATTGAAACTAAATGGACACGACCGCTTTGCGGAAAGACATTCTAATTATTTCTCTCGGGTCCAGGTTAATCAATATCATTCTGGCTGTGGTGGTTTAGATAGCACCACAGCTGATACTGGGTCTATTGGTCACATGAATGATTCTATTTGTGTATACTCCTTTGCTCTCAAACCAGAAGAGCACCAGCCCTCTGGAACCTGCAACTTCTCACGCATTGACAATGCTCAATTGCACTCTAGTGGGACCATTGTAGCAAATACTATGATCTTTGCCGTCAACTACAATGTTCTCCGTATCATGTCTGGTATGGGTGGTCTTGCTTACAGTAATTAAACTTGTTTAAATTTCATTTAATTTAGCACATATATTCTTATGAATTGGTGTAAAGTTATTATTTAAAAAAACATTAACTAAACTTTCAAGTCTTTCTTCTAAAACTTTAACTCTTTCTTCTAAATCACTTTGATTTTGAGATGTAACTTCAGTTGAATTTTCTTCAACATTATTTACTTCTTCTTGAACAACTTCCTGGACAGGTTCGGGTTCTTCCTCTACGGGCTTCTGTTCTTCTTCTACTGGCTGTTCTTCTTCAGGCTGTTCTTCTTCTGACTGCTCTTCTTCTGACTGCTGCGCTTGTTCCTCTTCTTCTTCTTCGGAATCAACCTCTTCTTCGGATTCAACTTGTTCTTCTACAGTTTCTTCAGATTCTTCTTGAACATTTTCAGTAAGGTCAAGGGTATTTGTTTCGTCACTCATTTTATATTTTAACATATAAAATAATTTTAAGTATCTTTCTTGAAATTTGACATAATTTTTTAATAATAATTTAAAATAACTTTAAAATGTCTAAAGATTTAGAAGATCTTCTCAGAACGATCTTTGGTGTATTTATAATCTTATTTACCATGTTTTGTAGTGTTTATTGTTTATACAAATACGCCGTATGTCAAGAAAAAAAAGAAAAATCTAGAGTGGTTCATGTAAAATCTGATAAAAATAATCCTCAGGTATATCAAGGTATTGTATAAGATTATATGCCGTTGTTAAACTTGATACTCCCATAATAAAAAGACAACATGCTTTTCCACAAAAATATGTCTTTTTTTTAAAATCATTTTCTTTTTTGTAGTATGGTTTTTCATATAAATTATCCTGATGGATACTGTATAACATTTTTATTAATATATTAATTCTTTTTTAAATATTTATTATTAAGATCAACTTGATAAGTATTATTTAATTTATCTGTTATAGGAAGAGTTATATTTAAATTATTATATACTTTAATATGATGAATATGATGAAGTTTTTTTAAATAACGAAACCATCTATATCTTTCTAAATAAGGATTTTTTAAATGATATGAATTATGTAATAGATTTGCAATGTAAAAATAAATAGTTGTTTCAGATAAAAAGATGATATAATAATAAAAAGATAATATGTTATATATAAAACCAAAACCAAATGTAATGAGCATTACATATGGTAATCTTGTATCTTCTACATTATCATCAAATCTTTCAACCATTAATTTTTTAGGAGGATAAACTAAATGATGTTCATGGTGTGATTTATAAAAAACAAATCCATATTTAGGAGAATGAGATAATAAATGTGTAGAATATTCTATAACATTTAAAAAAATGAAATGACCTAAAATAAATATTAATTCATCCATATTTATATTTATTATTTATTATTACTTTAATTAATAACTAGCATTATAATTGCCAAGATAGTAATATTGATATAAATATGATTGAATACATTCTGTATGGATTTCATAACAATAATTATCACCCGAATCTTCTAATTTTACAAGTATTTTTTTTATCACTTCTTTATGAGCATTTACATCTTCTATAATTTTTTCATAACCTTTGTATTCATATTCATAATCTTCCGGAATAGTGGTCAAATAATTATCACAAAATGTTAGAATATGTTTACATGTATCGCTATCACGATTATTTAAGCGATTTAATAAAACATCGATAATTTTACGATATTCTTTAATATCATCTAATAGTATATCTTGTTGAATAATATCATCGGGCATTGTTTCAGGTTTATTCATTTTATATTAATATATTAATATTTCAATTTTTTAAATTGTTTAAAGGTTTTTTAAAAAATAAAAATAGATAGTATGACAAAAGGATTAACAAATCTTGGCAATACATGTTATATGAATGCGGCATTACAATGTTTAAGTCATTTATATGAATTAAATCCTAATAATGAAGATTTTATTAATGATGTAAAAAAAAGATCAAAACATAATGATAAACAATTACTCCATCAATGGTTAAACTTACAAACTGAAATATGGTCAGATAGTGATAATAAAGTTGTAAGCACTAGAGGTATATTAACAGAGTTTATAAGACAATGTCAAAAGAATAATTATTATTTTGAGTCATTTTCACAGAATGATACACAAGAGTTTATTAATATTTTTATAGATTTATTACATAATTCAATCAAAAGAAAAGTTAAAATAGAAATAACAGGAGAACCAAAAACAAATTATGATTTAATGAAAATAGATAGTATTAAATCATGGGGAAAGTTTTTTGAAAGTAATTATTCTTATATTATTACAAAATTTTATTCAAAAATGGTTTCAGTAACAACATGTCCCGAATGTAATTATCATACAACAAATCATGAACCGATATGCACAATACCATTAACTTTAAAAGAAGAGTTTAATACAATTTATGATTCATTGGATGAATATGTGAAAGAGTTTCAGTTAGATGATGAAAACTTATGGAAATGTGATCATTGTAAAAAAGATGTTAGGTCAGAGAAAAAAATTAATTTTTGGGAATTATCACCGATATTAATTTTTTGTGTGAAACAATTTAGGAATGGAAGAAAAATTAATAAACATTTAGATTATCCTGAAATAATTAACATGGACTCGTATTGTATAAGTAAACGCAACCGTCTTAATTATCGATTAACGGGTGTTGCAATACACAGTGGTAGTTTACATGGTGGTCATTATTACGCGGTGTGTAGAAATGGTGATCAATGGTATAATTGTAATGATAGTAGTGTTAGAGAAGTTTACAATACAGATGTATTAAAAGAAACACCCTATTGTTTATTTTATGTTCGGATTTAGACAGTTCCGGGTCTTAAAAATCCACCCATCATATCTTTACGAACTTTTTCCCATCTTCGGCTATTTCTAAACTTAACATTCTCCCATAAGTTTCCATCTTTACCTTTCATTGTTACATGTAATGGTGTGCAATGAGCGCAGTAACCCATCCCTTTAGGACTAGGTTCATTCCCTTTGTATGTTTTATTATGGTCACAAATACATTTCTTTTTTTTTGTCGTTGATTTTCTTTTTGTTCTTTTTTCAATACGTTTTGATGATTTTTTTTTCGATATTTTTCTT